TCTTATGTAAACCATAGCCAACAGAGTTAAGCGTACTGCCTACCTTATTTAAGATTCCACCGCCTTTCTTTGACGGCTTACCTGTTACAGGATTTAAGCCAAAGATACTAGCAAAGCTCTTGATAGGGTCTTCCCCTGCCTTCTTAGCATCAACCATAAACCCAGTGACACTTTTACCTAGAGCTCCCTTATCCTTGATTAGCCCTGCGATAATATCGGGGTCTGATATTCCCTTTGCTCGTCTATTTGCAATGTGTTGCTCGATGGCTCGTTTTGAGACTGCCATATATCATTTACTCCAAAATAATTAGCCATTTGCTCTGAGTTCATACCATCACCAAATGCACCTCGAATTGATGTGCCGATGTCATCATCACGCTGAGCTAGTGTGTAGAGCGCTTGATAAGGACTTAAACCCTGTTCTTTTAGCTTTGGTAGCTCAGCAGTTATCATGTCAAACTTAGTAGGCTTAGGCGTTTCTTGTGGCACCTCAGGCTGCTCGATTTGCTGTGGCTGATTGTGTGTGATAAACGAGCTTTCAAGAGGTATGCCGCCTATGGATGCTTTGCTGATTGGCTGCTCAGGTGCTTGCTGCGCCTGGAACATATCACTCAAGCCTAAAACTTCAATCTCATCTGGAGTTAACCCTAGATCTGCTGCGGTAAGTTCGGCAGTAGCTGGTTCAGAGTTGGTGGTTTGCTCGCTTGGCGGTGGCGCTGCCATCTTGATGTTAAGCCCTAATTGTTTGGCAATATCAGCAGGGTCATGGCCTTTATTTAGCAGATGCCTAATCTCTTGAGCCGCCCTGCCATTACCATGAGCCAGATTCACAAACAACTGGTTGTCGTTCATTTTGCCGTCTTTTCGCAAAGTCTCGAGTAGTTCTGGGGCGCTCATAGCAAGCCGCGGGTCGACCGCTTGAGCCTGACCGCTTGCAGGTATATTTATTTTGCCGCCTAAAAAGTCGCTGATTTTTTGCCATGACTTAGTTGGCTGTGGATGTGGTGAGCTTGGCAAACTTGCCCATGTACCACCTGCCTTTGATACTGCTTTGCCCCAATCACCCTTTAGGATGTAAGGCAGTGCGCCGTTTTGAGCAAGCAAGGCCACCGCCCCTAAGTCTTGGTTTTTGGGCCCAAAGTCTTTAAAGCCGTACTGCCTTACCAACCCATCCCAAGTGCCCTTTAAAAACTGATAGCGACCTGCGGCACTGGTGGTATTGGTTTTCCCATTGGTTTGAGTAAATGTTTTTGAGTAGCGCGGATGGTCAGCCAAGCTTGATAGCCTACCCCCGCCAAACGCTGTTAAATAGCCATTGCTAGTAGTACTCTCTGCATAAGACAGCAAGTCTAAAAACTTACGCACATTAGGGTTTTGCAGTGCCTGCTCTAGTGTTGCTCGAGATGCCATACAACCCCCTTAGTTAAAATGCTTGTTAGCAATAGCTGTGACTTTTGCATTATTGCCTTTGCTACCTGTATTGTTTGCAGGCTTAGCGGTTTGCTTTGCAGGTTGGGCGGTTTTTTTAGCGCCAGTGCCGTAAGCAGGTAGATTTTCGCCATACTGCGCCTTAGTATTTGCATAATTTGCATAAATACCCTTGTTAGCAGCGACAAAATCATCTTGAATTTTTTTTAGCAACCCCAGCGCTGTGTCTTTATCGCGGGGTATATAATCCCCTGCAATCATAGCTTCAAGCTGTCGCTTATAATCAGCGTCAGTCTGAACGCCCACATTTAATCTTAACGCCTTAGTAGCTAAGTCTTTAATAAATGAGTCAAATTCAGCGTAAGCAGCCGGATTACTACCAAGCGACTTGATGCCGGTACGATTCGCTACGCTATTGGCAATGTTGGCTCCTGCCCCAAGTTTTAATGTGCCGTTGCTGATTTTTTGAGTCCAATTAGCAACCTGTTTCATGGTTGCAGCATTGCTTACTAACTTTTCTTTATATTCGTTCTCAAGTTTTAGATGGCCTGCAGGTTTCGGGCCCAAACCACCATTCACCCCACCCTTGCCACCGCCATTAACAGCCTTGATGCGGTCAGTCCCAGCTTTATACCATTCAATCTGACCATCTTGGGTAATCTCAAACATCTTGGTTTCAGCGCTGCTGTCTGCTGAGTATTTTGTGCCTTCAAGACTGTTATCAGAAGCGTACATAGTCCCTTTTAAGCTGTTATTTGATGCATATTTAGTAGCTTCAGTAGTGCGAATGTTGTTTTGAGTATCAACCTGCCCCCGTAGAACAGCATCAGGCGTCGCAGCCTTTTTAATCGTCATGTTTGGATTGCTAGGTTCGCCGGTAAATTGATTAACACTATAGCCGTAAATCTTATCACCACCGTCCACAGTGTTGAATTTAGGCATAAAGGTCTTGGCAATCTCTGGGTTAGCTATTGCCATTGCCTGCATAACCTTGGCGGCATTTTCAGGGTCTTTTACAATAAGACTTAACAAGCCTTGGGTTTGCGATTCGGTTATCAAACCACGTTTATAAAGTTCGCCAATGTGCAAACCAAAAACTTTAGGGTCTTGGGTGACCGCCGCTGCTGATACATAGTCCTTAATGCCTTGAGCAGTTTTTAACTGAGTATCTTCTGTCTCAGCGCCAATCTTGCCTGTCTCAGCGTTTAGCTTGCCCGTCTCGCCAAACGTCTTGCCAATATCTGCACTGGTTTTAAGATTGTCTAAAGCTGCTTTTTGACGTGCTTCTTCGTATTGCTGAACCGCCGGAACCAAAGCCCCTGCGTACTTATGCTGTGATGCAGCTTGCAGGCGCTCATTAAAATCACCAATTTTCATTAGCTCATTTAACGCTTTTTGATGTTGCCTTGCGTCATATTCTTGGCGCAGCTTTTGGCCGTCTCTAAAGCTTGATGATAGGTTACTAATATCTGTTGGCTGTGTAAGTAGCGCCGCGTTATTGATTGCCATTACCATGATAATTACTCCCTAAATAATGCCACCAGCCATCATGCCTAAATTAAGCAAATTACCCCAACCAGACGCTTTGGCGTTCGCACCACCCACAAGACCGTTAGCCCGAGCATTAGCAGCATTAATTTGAGCATCGCCCACATTTGCTGCGTTCTGAGCACCGAATGAGCCAAGATTAGTAGCGGTTTGTTGGCCAACGCCCGCTAAGTTTGCTAATTGATTGTAAAGGCGGGCATCCTCAGTATTAAACATCGAATAATCTTGCGAGCGAGCGCCACTTAGCACGCCAAACAGGTTTTGCTTCTCTGCTTGGTCGCGACTCCATGCGTTATTGTATTCTTGACTTGCTAAGTTGCTGTTGTATTCGTTAAGCGACTTTAAAGCTGCACCTGATAGCAGACTGCCTTGAGCAGCTGCGCTTGATTGCAATTGATCCATGCCTTGCTGCTTGCGCCACAAATAACTTGGGTCAGTTGAAAAGTTGTTAGGGTCTAAGCCACCGGTTAAATTGCCCTGTAAATAATTATCCTCAATGCGCTGACCCCACACGTCGTTATAGTCTGGGCTGTTGCTCACGTACCCTTGCAGCTTACCTAATGCGTCACGTCCAGCATTAAGCCAAGGCATCTGGTCTTGACGTGTTTGCTCATACTGCTTTTGGCTGATATCAGCAGCGTACTTACTGGCATCGGCTTGAATGTTACCTGCCTTTTCAGCAGCTTTAGCACCACTTTTACCGGTTATGCCATTCCAAGCGTCTTTTACAAATCCCATGCTGCACCTCTTTATAATTGGCAAAAATAAAGCCGCTCAAGCGGCTCAAAGTTGTTCTTAGTTAAAAATCTGTCTATCGGATGACTGTCACGGCTTGATATGTACCAGTAATCAACACCCATCTGCCTTAGCTGCTCTTTAATACCGTCAATAAATACCTGGCTATTACCGCGATACTCAGGCTTAACCCATATCACATCGGTACTAGCATCAACAATGCCCTGATTACGCAGTGAGGGGCTTACAAACAGCAAAGCTACGCCTTTAGCTATAGCACCATCAAACCACATAAACGGCTTTAGTACGCCCATCTCGTCAAGCTCTATGTAGCGCTGTGTTGGTATATCGACCGGCTGCGGCTCAAGGTGCAACATATCAAGCATCATTGCTGTTATGTCGTGTTGATGCTCTGCAAAACTGACCTGTCTAATATCTTGCTTCATAATAATGTTCTAACAAGAGGGGTTATGAATAAAGCAAACAGCCCTAAAGCTACTGCTAGTATTGATATTCCAATGCAAAATCTAAGAAATGGAGTTATTAAACCTTCCATACTAAGGCCCTCCCTCGGGTGCAATTTAAACTTATCTCTGCTATACTTTTTCAAGATTTGCTCCTAAGTGCTGTTAGGTGTAAATACAAAAACCCCCACGTCCGGCCAGACTGGGGGTTTTGTTTTGGGTACAAAAAAGCCCAACTCATGGAGTCAGGCTTTGTTTTTTGGTTAAATTTTGGGCATAAAAAAAGCCCATTCCTGTTATGGACGGGCTTTATATACACTTCTCGATTCTGGCTAATTTATACCACTTAGCGTTCGGACAGTCAATAGGTTATTTAAGTAAACGTCACACCACTGACAATAATTGTCGCACCCTCGCCACTTGCTTGAATGCTCATACCGGTTGTCAGCGTGTGATTGACCAGCTCAGGGCACGGATAGCTTTCACCCTCTTGCAATGTACGCTTCATCACCTGGCTTGTCGCATCTGCTACCGACTCTTGGGGCGTGTAGTTGATAATAACGGTAATGGCTGCTTCTGTAGGATTGTGGATAGTTAGCCCCATTACCTGAGCGCTCAAACCGTCTGGCACTGTGTAAATTGGATTAATCTCTGCAGACAGCACTTGTGTTGGCACTAATGGCTTGCGTTTAATCATACGGTTAGGTTCCAAATTTGCTGATCATATAATTGTTGTTCGATGGCTGATAGTTGAGCATAGGGATTATCGCTACTGCTCTCTTCGTGCGTTATTTGCAGTGGCACATTATCAACGCTCTGCGCGTCTGTCTTGGCGTATATTGGTGTTTGCGGTACTACGTCATCACTCGGAGTAATTAACGCCACCTGAGCCACTTCTTGGTTGTTTGAGACACCCATATCAAGGCTAACAAATGACTGCTCGATACTGGCAAACTCGGCATCATTACCCTTTTTAATCGTATCTGAGCTGATGATTAAGTTACCAAGGCGTATCAGCTCATTTAAAAACACAAGCCATTCGCCTGCTACCATGTTGTTTGGCGTGACAAACTGAGACTGTGGTATTTTAAGCTGTTGCATTAACTCACCTCTAATTCAGCACCGGTTATCACAAGTGTTGCCGCGTCAGTGACTCTAATTCTGTACGCTCGATTGCGACTAGCCCCAAGTCTTGCCCAAAACGTACGCTTTTTATGCTCACCACGTTTACCAAGACTGCGCCAGCGTGTATCAGACCAGCTCACCCCGTCATCATCCGACCATGACAGCATTACCTGTGGGTCTGTGGTGCTATCCATGCCAGTGGCTTGCTGAGCAATCAAGGTTAAGCGGTTATGGCGTATCATGCCTTTGGTGCGGCTGACTGCATGTGTTGTACGTTCTCTGACTTGCGGCAATACTTCATCGCCCAAGATATCGAAGCAGCCTACGCAGTTACCCATCAATAGCAGTCTGTCAACATGTGCAAAAATATGCTCACCCTTATACATAGCATGATATTCTGCTGGATGACGCTTAAAACTGCCGTCCTTGAATATCGCTCTTTCATGCCACAGACCCGTTGCACCATCAAACACCCAAGTCTTCTGTGCTTTTGGTATGTTGATTGCGTAAAAGCTATGGCCGTTTTCTTGGTAAACATACGCACTAGCATCGGTGAGATCATAACTGCTTAACTCTTTTTCCAGTGCATGATTGCTGATGCGCTGGACTTGATAGCCCTCGGTAATAACTACTTGAGCCTTACCGTTTGCTGTATTACTCAGCCAAGCAAGCGACCCGCCAAACTCTTGGATTGTTTTGGTCTGCAAACAACCTGCATTGATTGATGTGCCTTGCATTGGGGCAAACGGCAAATCCTTATCACCGGTTGAATACCAAATCTCGGTAGACTCTTCACCAAAAATCCAAAGCTGCTTGTTGTGTGATTTTAGTGCCGTGACGTTATCAGGGTTGGCTTCAGCAGTAGCAAAGCTTAGAGCGTCAATATTGGTGGATAGTGTATCTGTCCAAAAAATCTGGCCAGTATCTCTGCGATTAAAAATAAAACGCTGTGCCAGTGTGACAACATCGTCAGCAGGGTATAGCAAAGCGGCTCCATACTGCTCCCATTTGTTGTTAAGCATGTCTAAGGTATAAACGGTGCTGTCACTGATAAAACACGCATAGCGGCTATTCTCAGCAACAATAACAGGATTGTCACCGTCAATATCAACATCGGGTATTTGGTTAAAGCCAGCGCTGTCCAGCTTATACAGCTTAGTGCCATAAACAGCGTATAGATTTCCGTCTGACAAAGTAGTCATGGCTCGGCATTTGGCAGGCTCACCGCTACCATACAAAGTGCGCATGGCAGGGGTTGGCAGTAAAGCGCTTACTGTCTTTTCGCTACCTTGAGTCACTTCAGGGTAAAGATTAATGCACGATTGGCAGCCAATAACTGTATTAGGGTCTTTGTAAGCACCACCAACAATGGGCAGATTAATAACAGCCATAACGGTTATGTTTCCATGCTGATTTTGTGAATATTGGCTTGGCGTTTGACTGCTTGAGCACTGTCATAGCCCCATTGCGTCTATTAACTAGCGTAGCTGACGGCTCGACGCCATAATCAGGCGCTAAATCAATTGCCAGTGATAAGATAACTAAACGCTCTAAATTCTTAGGCCAGTCAATAGTTTCATGAATATCAAGAGGCAAACTGAGGCAATCAGGCACGCCAATCAGGGGTTGCAGCTTAAACTCTGACAATATGCCATTCAACACATCAAGAGCCGCCAATGCATCATCAGCAGGTACCTCTTCGCCCGTTGCATAAATGCCAAGCCTGGTAAGTGCTGCTCTGATAATCTCAGTTACTTTCATTTGATTACTCGCTATCTTGAGCCAATTTAATTAAAGCGTCTTTGCTGTCGCGGGACTTAAAGCTAACGCTACGCTGTCTAAGCAGTGCTTGTAGTTCGCTACTGGTCATTTCGTCATAGCTAACTTTGCCGTCTTGATTGGTGTCTTTTGCTGACTCATAGACTGTTAAGCGCTCAGTCAGTTCAGCAACTTCTGTTGATGATTTAGATAGTTCTTCTTTAAGCTCGGCAATTAGCTCATCTTTACCTTTTAACGCCATATCGCGGCCAGATAAGTCCATTATGAGCTCAGCGTTTAACTCTTTAAGCTCGGTGTTCTCATCTTCTAAGCGCTCAATCTCTTCGTATGTCATACATAGCGCATCTTCAACATCAACTGGCGCTTTCGGCTCAGGCTCTGGCTTAACTTTATCGTGGGTAGTGTAGCCTTGCTCGACTAATTTATCGTACTCATCTTGATTATGAGCAACGGCAAAGTTGGTCAAGTAATCAAGGTAGAGCATTACGGGATATTGTCTAGGCATTGTATTTATCCTTATTTACATATATGAGCGCTTGCACTCACTACACGCACAAGGCGAATAGCAAGGATCAGCTTTTCATTCAGCTTCTTTAGCTAATTTTTGTTTTAAGGCAAATCCGTAAGGCATCCACATTTTTTCAAATGCGTTGTCATAAGCAATCTTTTCACCAATCGCTTGGTCGTAATTATTTGGATCAACACATGCCGATTCACCAGTAAATGTAAATCCATTTTTAACAGTAATCGTGCAATGCGTGATGGTGCCAGATAAGCGCTGATATTCAACGTTAGTAATTTCTGACTCTAAAAAGTCTTTAGTAATGCGATTCTGCTGTGTCATTGGTTTGCCTCAATTGTTAGTAGTAAAATCGGAAACGGGCAGCGATTGCCACCCGTCTCGTAACTCTAAATAACCAGACTATGCGTTAGGCGCCAAGATACGCGCTGCATGGTTGCCGCGAATTGCAGCAAAGCCATAAAGCACGTCAATACGAGTACCCTCGCTGTCGTTCTTGAAGTCGCCACCAGTTTGCACACGTAGAGCCATGGTTGATGCGTTAAACGTGTAGCCTTCACAGCCTGCTAACACCTTAAGAGGTGCAAACGCCGCAGCAAACGCATCTTTCTGGAAGCACAGCGCCTGTTCAATTAGTGAGTCACTGTTCATCACAAACGTAATTGCAGCAGATGCAGCAGGAGACTCTTTAACTGTAGCATTAGACTTAAGTTGTGACTCAATGGTTGAAGGCACAATCTCAGGATAGATTTTAAGCGTGGCAGTGGTACCGCCAGCTTTCACATCTTCTAGCACTACGAACTGCAATGGCACGTCATAGCTT